GCCATACTTACCTTCAGAATATTTTTTCCTATATAATCTAAGGTTATTCAAAATAATATGTTTAACTAAATTTTCAGAGAGTCCTTCACCTCTATTTAAAGAACCCATTATACTACCAATTGCTAAACCATTAAAATCTACTAATACCATAATCTATATTATATCATAGTTTACTGCTTTTGTACATAGTCTTCTGATAAATTTTTCACTGAACCATATCCAATTTTAATAGCTATAATACCATTATAATTTTGTGGATTCAATAGAACATCCTCATCAAATTGTATTTTAGCTTCCATATAATTTGTCTCACCACGTGTTTTGCATAAACAAATAATCTCACGTTTAAAATTTTCTTTGCCTAAGCCTTCTATATCCTCAGTGAGTCTCTTACTTGAACCCCAATAATCCTGCCAATCAGTCTCTTTAGCCTTATGCCTTTTATTTTTTCTTCCAATTAAGGGCTTGAGCTTTCTAATTGTTTTGAAATATTTACGTCCGATGTAGTCATAACCGGTGACCAAGTTGGTAATGCGATACACAAAACCATAAAAATCACCAATATCATCAGAAGTAAATTGCCGTTCATTATATGTCCAATTGTGGTCCATCATATTCTTCTGCATCAAATCCTCCTCTACTTGCCCATTCTATATTTGCTCCACAAAATGGACAATGTGTAGCTGGTGTATCTAACTCAATTGACTCAGTAGCAAATCCCATTTCATCTTTAACCATAACCTCAAAAGGTTGGCTATTACAATCATTACATATCATAATCTTAATTCTCCTAATTGCATATGTGTTATTAACATATCATGACCACCTATATATTTTCCATCAATATATATCTGAGGAAATGTTCTAGCGTTTGGAATCGCTTTAAAAAAATCTTCTGGCGTCCAATCAGGTCCTTCAACATTTCTTTCCTCATAACTAATTTTTTTACTATCTAATAATGCCTTTGTTTTGGTACAAAGACTACAATTATTTTTACTCCATACTACTGCTCTCATAAGCTTAATCCCTCAAATGATTTTCTATTAACATCTTGTTTGACACCACCGACAACATAAGATGTGATTTCTGTTTCTTGTGGTGCCACTTGGACAGCCCCACCACTTATCCATTTTTCAGTCCACGGAAGTGGGTTATGCATATGCACTGAGAATGGTACATGGTAATTAAGACTTTTAATTCTCTTTGCGCCAATCCAACGCACATACTCTTTCAAAAGCTCAGTGTTTAACCCAATCATTGAGCCATTACCAAATAAATAGTCACACCATTCTTCTTCCTGTTTTAAACATCCTTCGAACATATCCATTACTTCATCATGGGTTTCTTCTTTAATTTTTACAAAATCTTTATCATCTTTAATTAATTGTCTAATTATATTAAGACTTGCTGCAAGGTGGAGATTCTCATCCCTAGCAATTAACTTAATAATTTTTGCATTACCTTCCATTTGCTTAAGCTCTGCGAATGCCCATGAACATGCAAAGCTCGCATAGAATCTTATACCTTCTAATATGTATATAGAAATCATACAAAGGTATAATAATTTTTTATGTTTATAAGACCCATAAGGTCCTTTATAATTAATTAGGTTATCATAATGTTCAGATATATCCTTTGCGCAATCTAATATTTCTGGAATAGATTTAATCTCATCAAATACTTTAGATGGGTTAGGATAAACATTTCTGATTAAGTGAGTATAAGACCGTGAATGAATAGTCTCAAAGAATGCCCATGTCTCTATACATAATTCTAATTCAGGGTTACTTGCTATGGGTAATAATGCTAAATCTGGACTACGACCTTGTACACTATCTAAAAGGATTTGTCTTTTAAGGTTTGCTGTAAATATATGTTCTTCATTTTCTGTTAATTTACCAAAATCAATTTTGTCTTTTGTGACATCAATCTCATCTGGTGTCCAATAAAATGATAACATTTTTTCATATAATTTTTGGATAGCTGGATATTTAACTACATCATATCGTGCAATATCAACACCTTCATCAAAGAATAAATTTTTTTCTAAATGTCCTTTAGTGTTTATTTCAAATACGCTTTTTTTCATGTCTTGGGTTCATTCTCTTTAATCCATGTTTTTAGTTGTTCAACTTCTTTAATATACTTTGCTCTCATAATTAGATAACCGCTGTTACCAGTTTCAGCATATTGTCTATTACATATATTGATATTATTAATATAGTTCCTAATAGTATCTTGGTATGGTTCTCTAAACTGTAAAACTTTCTCCACAGCCACACCTTGCCCTTTCCTTTGGATTATAAAATTCAAAGCCTTCGTTAAGACCTTTTTTCTTGTGGTCTATCTCTGCACCTTCCACATATACTTGACTTTTTTTATCAATAACAACAGGAATACCTCTAACCTCAAAGACATCGTCTTGGTCTGTTTCCATTATGTTGTATTCTAAGTGGTATGCCATACCTGAACAACCGGTGCCTTTTACTAAAACTCTAAGCTGCATATTACCTGTAATTAAAGTATTTAATTTTTCAACAGCGTTATCGGTTAAGGTAATCATGGTAATATATATAAGAAAAAAAGGACCGGAGTATTGGGTGATAAGGAACTCCGGAGAAAACCTCAGTTAGCTATCAAGCAGCTAACAGATAATCGTTTTTGCCGATTAAATTTTCATTTTAAAGTCTTTGTTGACTGACGAGTCTCAAGCGGATCTGCTACCTAATCGAAGCTTTATCTCCCCCATCAAATATATTCTTTATTTAATATATTTGACATACTACCAAAAATACATTTGGTGGAGGAGGCGGGAGTTGCACCCACGTGTTAAGTGCTCCTACTTTTACCTTTACGTCGTTTTTAACTTCACTTCATTTTTGAATGAATGTTATGCATCATCATGTGAGAGTAATTTCCACAGAATTCCTGCAGCAATTAGTCCTACTAAACCAGCGTCGCCAAGTTGTGCCACAATAGCAATAATTGTGCCAATGACGTCACCGCCTAAGAATGGTACGCTTCCACCAAATACGATTTGTAAAACAATCGCTAAGCTAATTAGTGAAACACCAATACCAGTTGCGGCTGCTACGCCGTGCGTGATTTTATCTAACATATATTCTCCTATGTCGTTTTTAAAAATAGTTTAGCCTTATTTCGAAGGTATTACATTTTCAAACCCCGTGTTGTAGTTTGAAAATTTCTTTCATTATTATATATAAAATTTTCTACGTGTCGATTGACCTATTATGAAATATTACTGATTAGCAATTCGATATCCTGTTTCCCAGAATATATATTATATATAATAATTCAATTTTCTAATATTATATATTATACCATAAAATATAACTAATGTACATAGTTTTTTTAATTATTTTTATAATTTACAACTTTCACAATCTTCCTCTTCACCAGCCATATCATTTGTATTAAAATAATATAATTGTTTACCACCATACTTATAAAAAGTAATTAAATCTTTAAGCATAATAGACATTGGTATTTTATTATCTTCATATTGAGCTGGATTATAAGATGTATTAACAGATATTCCTTGGTCAACATACTTTTGGAGTACCGCCATAATTTTAAGATAACCTTCTGGTCCATCTTGGTCCCATAATAAATCATATTTATTTTTAAGATTCCACATATTAGGGACAACTTGTGCCATTACACCATCTTTAGATTGTTTATATGATACAAGAGCCCTTGGTGGTTCTATACCATTAGTTGAATTACTTATTTGAGCTGAAGTTTCAGCCGGCATGATAGCCATTAGAGTGGAGTTTCTAATACCCTTTTTCTTAAGCTGCACTCTCAACTGCTTCCAAGGCATTCTTTCTTTATGCTTAATTAGTTCATTCACTTCTTTTTTATAAGTGTCTATAGGGAGAATACCGTGACCATATTTAGTTTCCATGTTTTTATAACAACAACCTTGCTCTTTTGCCAAATCTGCTGAAGCTTTAATTAGATAATATGACCAAGCTTCTGCATATTCATCAACAGTTTCTAAAGCCTCATCATTATATTTAAGGCCTCTTTTAGCTAGAAAATATGCAAGGTTAATTATACCAACACCTAAAGGTCTCCTATTCATTGTTGATCGTTGTGCAGCTATAACCGGATAGTTTTGATAATCCAATAAAGAATCTAAAGCACGTACAGCTAACTCACAATAATGTTCAAATTGAGATGGGTCATTTATTAATCCCCAGTTAATTGCAGATAAAGTACATAAAGATATTTCACCTTTATTTGTGTCGTCATATGATTCTAAACCATGTGAAGGTAAATCTATTTCACAACATAAATTACTTTGATGAATCGGCGCTTGTTTCTCTATAAATGCACCATGTGTATTTGCATGGTCAACATTTTGCAGATATATTCGACCAGTTTCTTTAC